TTTCATCTCTATAAGTGTAGTTGATGAAGTTGGGTCTTGTAGATAGTCGAGTTGCGATTTTATAAACACACTCTCCTATGTACTCTGACATTCTAGGGGGAGTTTTTTCTGCTTCTTTCGCTGCTTTTATTTTAACAACATACTCAGCAACTGCAGCCGTAAAGTCCTTATTATTAACGTAATGTTCAGGTTTCTTCTTTTCTGTTTTCATGTACCTATTATACAATAAGACTTGTGGTTATGTAAGGGGTTTTTACAATAAAAATTAATTTAAAAATAAATCAAAAAACCACTAGACATTTGAAAAATCTATGATAAAATTAATATGTCCCAAGGGGGATATATACTATAAAGGGATTATAGGGGTGGACTTATTATTTGATAATCCAAATTACCATAGTAGTCTCTTCCTCTACCAATCTTATCTATACTTCCAAAAATCAACATACCTAAGCATATCATTAATGTTGTACCTATTATATAGTGCGAGTAATTCATAATGTTATTCCCGAATCTATTACTGATTGTATAATCCAAAATGATAATATCATAAATCCAAAAACCAATAACTGAATAACAGAAGCCCAAGCGACCTGCCTCATTGGATGCATATCAACGAGTCGTTCTAAAGCAGATTCACTTGGGGAGAGATTTACAATTTGTAAAATCTTTTCTTCTGTAGACATCTTAGTACCCTCTAAAAGAGGCGTACATTATTGCAAATGGTAATACAAAGGGAAGAGTCATTAGTACTAGAAATTCGATAGTGTCACATATTTCGCAAGCAAGTTCATTGTTTGCAACTAACTCAGTGACTTCTCTAGCTTTTCGCACCATGCTCTTCGCAATCAAAGTTGCTGTGGTCATGGTTTTTCCTATAAGTTAAAGTTATAATGAGATATTCATAACTTCTATGAACATCTCGCATTTATTTAGACAAGATAAAAGTCTAATGAATTATCTTTTTTTCGAGGGGGTCTTCGAGGGCAAAAAACTCATGTTCTTCGTCCATCTGTTCAAGTTCCATCAGTTCGTCATCTGATAGAGATTCCATCATGTCATTAATTCTTTCTTTCAAAAATTCTTTTGTGTTTGGGAGTGTATTGGTCAAAGGAATGTTTCCGTCTTCAACCATACTTAACCACTTCGCAGAAGCCTCATCATAAAAAGGAATGAACTGGTCATTCATAGAACTAGAGTGCATAATACTTTCGAGTCCTATAGATAATATAGAATCATTTCCTAGTGGGTTGTAAGGGATAAAGGTTGCAAGAGTATTAGTTGCAGTTACTTTTGTTAATTGACAAATCATAGGTAAAGTTATCTCAACGGTATCATTAGTGTATGACACCATTCCACATAGTTCCTGACCTGTTTTTAATTTAATTACTTCGTATTTCATTTTAGTTCGAACTGCTTAATTTCATAGTTAAAACCTTCTTCGTTGTATATATTTATACGTTCTTTACAATGGTTGAGAGTGTAGTTACTTCCGCCTATGTCATCAGCAATATCAAACAATCGCATACTGTCCTTATCTTTACCTTTTCTAAGTCCTCTACCAATAGATTGTAGATTCCTTATTCTAGATTTAGAAGGAGATGCAAAAATAATATTATCAATCTTCTTTATGTTTACCCCAGTAGAAAAGGTTCCGTATGACGCTAGTATGACATTACCGTCACTCTTCTCTACTATCTTTCTTACGTCTTCTCTATCAGTAACATCTGTACCACCAAAGACATAATGTAATTTTGTTCCCAGTCTTTTAAACATTTTACCATGCAAGACTTCACCGTGTTTTTGTACATACTGAAACAACACAAGTGTGTTTCCTTTTAAACTATAAACTAGATTACAAATAAACTCGTTCCTACTTTCATTCGATACCAAGTAGTCCATTTCCTCTTGGTAGTTTGCAAGTTTTACTTTCTTATGTTTTAGAATAAGAATATCAATGTCTAGACTTGCAATTGTTCCGTCTTCCATTAAATCTGCAGTCGTGGTAACTTTCTTGATTGGGCCAAACAATCCTTCTAACTGAAGTCTATGTACTTCTGTACCGTCAAGTGTACCAGTAGTTCCGAACCGTATTGCAGTGTTCTTCATTTTTTCGAGAATACCTTTTAATACGTTTGCTTTAAATAAATGTGCTTCGTCTCCGACAACCATGTCGAATGACTCTAATGTTTTCTTAGGTGCTTTTGCAAATGACTGCCATGTTGTAATTGTAATAGGTGCATCGAACACCTCTTGACCATGGTAAATTTTACAGATAGGTTCTTTGTATCCATAGTCCACAAAATCTTTACTCATCTGTTCTACCAATGAAGTTGTCGGAACAATGATTACGGTTTTCTTATTGTAATATCTTGCTAACATATAAATGATTAGAGACTTACCACTTGCAGTTGGTGAAAGTAATAGTTGTCTTCCGTACTGTATTGCAGTGTTGAATGCATCTATCTGATACTCTCTAGGTTCGAATGGTAAATCTAAACTTGCTAACCACTTTTGACTACACAATGCTCTCGTTTTGTTTCCAAGAATATCTTCGACACCTTCGAAATTGTAACCTCTTTCCCTGCAGAACTCGTCAACATATGGAAGTAGTCCTATATAAATTTTATGGGTTTTAATAGAGAATAGATACACCTTACCGTCCCACATTCTATTCTTAAAGGAAGGCATGAACTTTGCGTTGGGTACTTTGAATGAAAAGAATTCGAATAGTTCTTTTGCAAGTCCATCGTCACAATCGACTTTAAGAAATACTTCGTTTACTTTAGAAACCGTTACAGTATCAGACATAAGGTTTTCCAGCGAACCAACAAACTAAAGATTTTCTCTGACCTACTAATACAGGTGTAACTTGGTGATACAAAAATGACGGGAATACACAAACAGACCCAATTGTTTTTGAAGAGAATGATAATGTTCTAATTGCATCTTGCATATTTACTTGTGGATTAGTTCCATTCATTTTATCAAATTGTTGTGCAGGTTCCAACCACTGAAAGTGTCCACCCTCATAATCGTCTTGGTCGGACAACTGAATAGTCATACTTAATTTTCTATGCGTTCCATTAGGATAATTAACTGGCCCTGCATCAGTATGCCATGTGTAAAAATCTCCTTGTCTTTCAGGTTGTGCATTATAAATTGTGTACTGAGGATTTTCCATATATTCCCATGTATGATTCCAACCACACTGTTCATTCGCCATGTTAGCTGCATCATAAATTTTTTGAGATAGGTTTTCAGGCATATATTGTGGTTCGAACCATTTTATAGTCGAACTACGAATACTCCAATCTTCGGTTCCCATATCGTGTCTTACTTCACTGTCTTTATCTGCATTTATCCCTACTCCAATTTGTCCAGTAGTTTCTCTAATGCTTGAAGCTGCTTGGTTTAATTGGTTAATTTCTTCTTTTGAAAAGAATTCGGGTGCTTGCCATAGATAGTTTTCTAATATCATTAGTCATCTAATCCTTTAAAGTAGTTATCAGATTTTTGTTTGTATCCGTAAAAACTACCTTCTTTTTTTTCTTGTGCTTTTTCGACTGCTTCCTTAACTTGTTCTGCAATCTTTTCAACTGGTATTTCTCTTTCTAATGTTTCGTCCATTCTAATTCCCTGCCATGAACTTTCTCCAATCGATTGTATTTCTAATCGTTTGGTGTCTCCAAGTAATATTCTGCATACACTCTTTGACAAAGTCCACTGTTATTTTTAAGTATTCTTGTTTTGCACTTAGTTCTTGCAGGTCTTCGTCTGCATTGAAGAAGTGGTGCATTTCGTTCTTCATAACCCTAACACCGTCTAATGCATCAGGTTTCCACCCATAATTCTTTATGGTTTCATCATCTAACTTACCATTGTACCACAACCACTTGTCTCTAAGTAGAGTGTCGTATTTCATTTGATATTGTTTTTGTACCATTAACTTACTGGAAAGTAGGTCTAAGTACTTTGCGTGTAACTTCGGGACTTCTAGAGAGGCGTTATCTAATTCGATATCGTCTATCTCACAATCCTTTTCCCACATCACTTTAATTTCTTCTAAATTCATAATATACCTATATTTATTACTACAAAAACTATTGCTTTTATAGTCTATTATACCATGAAAGGTAGGTTTTAACTAGTGCTTTTGATTTCGTAGAAAGTGAATCTGAACGATACTTCACAAGTTACTGGTTCTGTTTCTGACCCCGATTGCATTTCTAAAGAACCCAAAGATATTGGGAAAGCATCGTAGAATCTAAAATACCGATTTGGAAGGTTTTTGTTAGTATTAGTAACAAGTGTAATCATAGAGACTAAATTTTGACTGTTTTCGTCCTGACTCGATACACCTAGTGTATTCATGGTACTTCCTGTAAGTGTTTGATAATCCTTTGAATCTGAAATTGGCACAATTTGTGTCATCCAATCGTACATTTCTTGGTAGTTTTGTAAGTCTTCATCGACTAAGAATGATACATTAAGTGTATCAAAAGATATCTTATCGCCTGGAAAGTATGCATCTACACCAATTCCTGTTGCTTGAATAGTCTCTGAAAACGATAAGCCAGGAATTGTTACAGTCTGAGCATAGTACTCAACTGTTGGGGTTTTCTGAATAATTAGTTTAAAATTATTCTTATTAAGTATAGACTTATTGATATCAACCATTTACTTTTAGTATCCTTTTAGACGAAGAAGTATCGAAATAATCACTATCTCGATACTCTCTCGTTGTAGTTTCTTCACAAAGATAACCGTCTTTAATTAACGTTGTAATGGTCTTACGACTTAATACATTCGTTGTCTCTTCCCCATTAGGAAACGTATTTGCTTCCCAAGGCCCTTCCATCACATTTATTTGTTTATCGTACATAATTATCCTCGTATACTACTATTTAGGTTACTTCTCTATTACAAACTCATTAAGTTGTCTTGCAGTTCTAATAACCTCTTCACCAGTGATTTCTCTTAGTGGTAAAGGTTTCTTATCATTTGGGA